ATCCCCAATGCCTCTGCTCAAACCCCATTACCCTGGCTACTCCCCAATGCCTCTGTCTACACCCATTGCTCTGTCTACACTCATTGCTCCGTCTACACCCATTGCTCCTTCTACACCATGCCTCTGTCTACACTCATTGCTCCGTCTACTCCCCAATGCCTCTGTCTACACTCATTGCTCTGTCTACACTCATTGCTCTGTCTACACCATGCCTCTGTCTACACTCATTGCTCTGTCTACACCATGCCTCTGTCTACACTCATTGCTCTGTCTACACCATGCCTCTCTTCACATCCCCATTCTCTAGATAATGATATCTCGCATTAATATTTTCTCGAAATATTTTTGATTATATCCTATTGCTGGAATCACATATAATATATTGCTGTAATGATTCACACAAATATACATAATATATTGTCTTTAAGTCATATATATCAAAAAATATAATACTAATTTAAAAGTACCATACCTTACTACAATAAATGGCTGCTAATATTTTAGGAGTGGACATTCACGAAGATAACAAATGTATTATTTGTCTAGAAAACTTAACAAGCGAAATCCAATATTCGTTACCTGAGTGCGGTCACTTATTCCATCAAAACTGTATTATGCATTGGTTCCGCAGCGGCAATTGCAAATGTCCTCTATGTAACAATTTGGGTATTAACGAGTCTGCGGCATTGAACGATTCCGACACAAACAGAACATGGGGTTGGTGGAGAGGTGGTCAGCACCGATATAAAATGATTAGACAATATGGGAGAAAGAAAGAAGCACCTCAGAAACTTAAAAACGAAGTAGAAAAATTAAAAAAAATGGAGGACAATCAGATTGCTCTGCGAAATGAAATAAAGGAATTTAAAAATAAAACAGGAAAGTGGAAAGATTTGAATAAAGAATGGAATAAACTTCGTGGTAATCGATGGAAACTAAACAACCGTATTCGCAAAAAAAAAATGAGTATTTCTACTTTTAATATTGTTCCTATTATTATTGCCAGAAAGGTAACTGTCAACATCTAAACATTGATACCTTGGGGGTTATGCAATATAAGCAAACCATCATCAATCGCACTAACGATTTCATTCCAATCCATCTCGGACAGTCGAGACGCTTGGGCTTCAGCTATACTAAATAAGTCGTCGTCGTCGTCGTCTCGAACGATTCCGAAATCAGCTGTTATTGCATCATCGTCAACAAACTCATCTTCACTCGAATCAGAATCATCGTGCTCAACAAGTTTTTCACAAAAGATACCACGACACATTGGACAATGGCTTAATGGTCGTGATGTTTTTACGGAACGCCCAAAACATCCCCAGCAAATACGATGGTCACATTGCTCAGATTTAACCATGTTTTCAAGAGCAAAATCTTCTTGGCAGCATGGACAAGTCATCTCCTGCTTCTCTCCACAACACGCGCATTTTTCAAACCCTATTTTGTTTTTAACATCGAAACAACCAGCGCACATTCCAGAGCAGTCACGCTGAATACATTTTTTAATTTCAGATTCAAAACAACCACAGCTTCTGCAAATGTTGTCTTTATATTCTGGATTATTTTTTAACCATTTTGCTTTCTGTTCAGATGATAGTGTCGAGACCAACGATTTAATTAAATTAATAGTATCTCCCTGTTTCTCTGACGGACGAGGGATTGAATTGCAAATAACTCTTCGGTAACGCATCCATAAAGACGCGCTCAGCTGGTCCAATTCAATCCATTCAGACGAACCATATCGTCTGACACAAACAAGAGGTTTTATGCGATTCCAAGCAAAGCGAACAGTTCCCTCGTCGCTCACATCAGGGTGAGCATACCAGGAGTTGTTAATTAAATCACGAGAAGTCATAGTTGTTATTATTTTTTTCTAATTCATTTAGAATATTTTATTTGTTCAATTTTTTTACAACCCTCAAGTTTACCATAGTTGAATTTTATTTTACTTCTCCAAACATAAACATGTTTTGTGGTACCGACCATTTTGATAAATTATTAATCAGCGACTTCCATCATCCAAGGTTGTGAGTTTCATGACCTTGGATATATTAAATGCTTTCAAATCTATAAATATATTTTATTTAGACAATGTATAAAATGACAGATATTACTTCGCATTTTACAGCATCTCTTGTGAAACTAAAAGAAAAAATTGCAGATATGGAAATTAATGCACAAACAATTATGACCGTTGCTAGATTTTCCATGGAAGTTGTAGAAACGACTGAATTAAAGGGTGATGAACAAAAAGAACTGGCTGTCAAACTTATCAGACAGGTTGTCGTAGAAGCTCCTATTTCCGACAATAAAGAAAAATTATTACTAGACATGATTGATCAAGGTATATTGGGATATACCATTGATTTAATCGTAGCTTCTAGCAAAGGCGAACTCGATATTAATGTTGTGGTAACTGCTGCCACTGGGTGTTGTGCTGTATTTTTAAAAAAATAAGTTAAAGGTGATATGAGAATAATAATTAATATGAAAATTATTATTCTTCGACACGGGGATAGATTTGATTCACCATTGTATTTTACACCCTTAACTTTAAAAGGATTAACTCAAGCTTCCAAATTAGCAGATGAACTTACATCATACAATATTGATATTATATATTCATCACCTTTTTTAAGAACACTACAAACAGTCTATCCTTTTTGCATAAAAACAAACAAAAAAATAAATATTGAAAATGCATTTTATGAATGTCTTTCCAGCGAAGAGTTTAACTACCATAATTATAGACATTTCCCACAAGAACTGCAACTTTCACACCCTCACTTGTTGTCTATAATAAACAACAATTATCATACAAAGCTATTGGTATCCAATATTAGCTACACCGAGACTCATCAACAAATAAAAAATCGTGTATTTCCATTTATATACAATCTATGTCAACAACACAAACACCGCAATACCACAATATTAATTGTAACCCATGCTACAATTGCTAACGCTATTAAGATTTTTTTCAATCATGAAGTTAAGTTCGATGACCATGTACCAACTGCCAAACCAATTATTATTGATGTACCTGTTAATATAAATGGTCCTGCTTAATACGATTAAATGCCCACCATGGATCGCCAAAACTTGCGATAATAGTGTTATCTAAATTCCAATCAGAGACCGTGATATTTGCATCAACGCACATTGTTTGTAATCTTTGTCGCCCAGTCAATAATTTCTTTATGTATAGTTCGGTTTGTGGTTTTTGAAAGTTAAATTTATTACAAGCAGCAGTAATAAATTTTGAATTCGGACTATAACCCATTTGTATACACGAAGACTCCAGCGTTTTTTTTAATTGTTCTTCGTATATTATTTTACTGGAAGCTAACTTAATATCAAAATTTTCCTCTAAGCAAGCTTTTTGGATTCGCATTTCGGTAATATCTTTAAATCCCGCATCCGAGACGAATTTTTTTATTCTCTTTAAACAACTATTTGAAGACAAATTCATTGTATCTGTTATTAAATTACAGATACATAAAATAATTCAATTTATTCAGGTATCGCGAATTGGATTGTCCACAATTGTGCCATTCTGTTATATTTATCGATGTCTGTTTTATATATTCTTGCTATGTCTGGAACCAAAGGGTCATCTGGATTTGGGTCACATAATAAAGAGCATATTGATAATAGTACCTTGGATATTGTTAAAGCTGGGCTCCAAGCATCTTTTAAAATATCTAAACAAATTCCGCCTCCAGAATTAATATTTGGATGATAGATTTTGGTATCAAATGTTACTTTTGGAGGCTTGAATGGGTAATCTGCTGGAAATTTAACATTCATGATAAAAACCCCTCCTTCGTAGGGTGAGTCGCGAGGCCCAATTAAAGTGGCCTGCCAATTAAAAATATCATTGTCTATTGGTCCAGCAGAACAATTTGCAGGAGGATCTTTTTGAAAAATTTCCAGTTCCTTGGCTATACGTTGAGATGTTGACATTACCATAACACATGACAATATCTCTAAGTTTATTTTAACAATAAAAAATGGAATTTCGCTAAGCTGTTTTTTTTATTTTTTGTTTTTTTATTTTTTTTTGTTTTTTTATTTTTTTTTGTTTTTTATTTTTTATTTTTTGTTTTTTTGTTTTTTGTTTTTTTATTTTTTATTTTGTAAATATTTCATTAGCAGATGAACATAGTTTGCATTCTTTCAAGTTCTTCTTCCAGTTCAGCAATGTTATCCTCAATATCTTCGATGTCTCCGGCGTCGGCCCAGGATCCAGACCCGCTCTGCGTTTCTTCTTCGAGGTCAAGTCTCAACTGCTTTAATTTGGTCTCGATATCAACTTCCTTGTCAGACTTGACGCGACTAGGTTTGACGACTTTCTTGACGACTTTCAAGACAATGGGTGTCTCTTGGATAACAAGCTTTGTCCCCCATGCTCCTTGGGGAGCAACAGCGACCGCAACACTTGGTCCTCTGACGAAGGACATTTCCTCCTCTTCTTCGTCATCGCTCATGACATCGAGTGCTCCGAATTGTCCACCTAGAGCAGTTCTAGAATCAGAATCTTCTGTCGCTTTGTGCTGAAATTTGGCCATGAGGATGGTTTCGTTGTGTTTCCTTGGTGATTGGACTGTCATCCAGTCACCAGTATTGAAAGTGTATGAATGCTGAGTTTGCTGCTGCTGAGTTTGCTGCTGCTGAGTTTGCTGCTTCTGAGATAAATCTGGACAATGACTTTTGAAATGGCCATTCTTGCGACAGTAGCGACACTCAGTTGCCAGTAGAGTTGGACATATAACCTTTCCGTTAGGACCTGGACGGTCCTTCAAGAAATGACTTGTGTAAACCTTTTCTGGTTTTTCCGTATCAAAGCATACTTTGCAGAACGGCTTCTTCTTCTGCTGGCGGCGACTCCAGTTATTCTGCGAGTTGTGACTTTTGTTCACTGTAAAAGTAAGAGAAGACATTGTATTAGTTTGTTGTTTGAATTGTTGTTTGAATTGTTGTTTGAATTGTTGTTTGAATATCTATTACTACAATCGAAAAAAAGTTTTCAATTTTTTAATAAATTTGAAAAATTTACGATAACATGGATTTCATAAATATTATTTCTCTTTCTTGGTTATAAACCAGGTCTTTTGCTAATCTGTAAATTTTAGGATTTTGTTTAAAATTATCATTTGTTTTTAATAATTTATTCGTGGTGGTAATAGCTGTAGAATGATGACCTATCATTCTTTTTAACCATTGTTTATCACTGATAAATAATTGGTCTCTTAATAATAATGATACTCCGATGGAAAAAATAATACCGACAATAAATGTTACAATGTTAAAATTACCCATGTATAGATAATGAACAATTTCATGGGCCCATATCATATTTGAAGCCATTAACAGCCCGCTGTAAAACAGAGTGATAAATACAAATCCGTAATTTTATCCGCTAATATATTCATAGGATTGAATAACATTCCAACAACAACCATGACAATAAACATTATGACATGTCTTTTATATTTACCTTTGTTCATTTATATGACAATATAAAATAAATTTACACAACAGTTATTTTAAAATCTAAAAAATAGTGGAAAAAATTGAATACTTATTAATATTTATTGTAGACATTATTAACAATATGAACACACAAATTCACGACCCTATCCATGATACCATTACTCTTACTCAATTAATGAAAAATATTATCGACACACATGAGTTTCAACGATTAAGAGATTTAAAACAGCTTGGAGCTACTTATTTTGTATTTCCGAGTGCGACACATACCAGATTTGAACACTCGATTGGTGTTAGTCATTTAGCGGGAGAATTGATGACTGTTTTGCAAAAAAATCAACCGCGTCTCTGTATCACTGACAGAGCAATTGAACTTACTAGGATTGCTGGACTGGTCCATGACATAGGTCATGGACCGTTTAGTCATTTGTACGATGACCATATTAGAGCCTCCGGTGAAGATGAACACGAGACCCGAGGTTGTAAATTATTTAAATCAATGGTTGAAAAATATAAATTACCAATATCGGAACAAGAGGTAGCGCATATATGTTTAATGATTGACCCCGGGAAAAAATTACAGAAGTCCTGGTCTTATCAGATTATATCCAATAAGATGTGTCAAATCGATGTTGATAAATTGGATTACATACAGAGAGATTGTTATCACTTAGGGCTGAATACTTCGGAAACATTTTCTAGAATAATTCAAAGTGTGAGAGTAATTACCACACCTAATGGAAATGAAGTATTGGGGTGGCCAAAAAAAGTGGGGTTTAATATATTTAATTTATTTGCGACTAGATATCGTTTACATAAGCAGGTGTATAATCATCACACGATAAAAGCTCATGAGTTTATTATTGTTGATATTCTTAAACAAATTAAGCGATCTATTGGCGTAGCAGTATGGAAACTTACCGATTCGGCCATCATGTGTCCTTTACACTCTCAATTCTCAGAATTCTATAAAAAAATACAAACAAGAAACATTAACAAACTGGTGGGGGAAATGGTAGTAAAGTTGCCTCACGATTCGTATCACCCAGAAGACCCAAATCCCAGATTGATACTGGACCATGTAATTCAACTAACCAAAATTGGATTTGCAGGAGGTGATAAAAATCCATTGAATCAAGTCTATTATTATACAAAGGATAATCCCGACCAAGGATTTCATATCTCGCTCCAAGACAGCAGTTTCTGTATCCCATCTCAACACCAAGAGTTGATTGTTCGAATGTACTCGACCAATAATACTATTACGAAAGCCCAACTTTCCAGTTGGGCGGACTGTCAAGAAAAATGGCGCAAAGCGTGAATGAAAAACTTAAATATATATTTGATTATAATAATGAATAAACACAACTTATATTTGTGTGGTTTGTTCACCAATATTATGATAGTACTTGGAAACCTCACGGTTCATAAATGTTGACAAATACAACTAGTCGAACGCACAAAATGTTGGATAGAAAAAAGGGCTAACCCAAACGTGTACGCTTACTTTTTTATCAAAAAGACTATGCTTTAAAAATCAAACGAATCTTCAATAAATATTTATAGTATATATATATAATGGATTATCAAAAACTACTTACGAAAATTTACAAAGAAACGAAAAATCTTAAAGGGGGTCGCAAGGCTCATTATATACCTGAATTGGCAAAGGTAAATAAAAACTTATATGGTATTTCTATTTGTAATACGAAGGGTGAATTATTTAGTATTGGTGACCACAATAAGCCAGTTGCTATTGAATCTATTAGTAAACTTTTTTCATTGGCATTTGCTGTCAATAAACACGGAATTAAAACAATCCATAATAAAATTGGCATGCATGGTTCATTTTTACCATTCAACTCTATTGTCGCGGCTAAATTATCTCCTTCGCATACTATTAATCCGTTTTTAAACCAAGGGGCAATGGCCACAACTTCATTGTTGTACCAAAAAAACAGTGATAAATTCAAAGAAAGTCTGCGTAAAAATATGAGCAACTACGCCTCAAAATCTCTACGCGTTGGTCCAAAGGTTTATGCGAGTGAGTCAAAAACTAACAATGTTAATATGAGTTTAGCATATTTATTAAAATCCGAGAATCGTTTTTATGCTCCGGTAGACCCTGTTGTCGACGCTTATACTTATCAATGTTCGACCATGGTTACCTCTGATGATTTAGCGCGAATGGCTTCGGTATTTGCCAACAGTGGTGTTAATCCTGTCGATGACAAAAGAATGTTAAGTACCAAGGAGACCGCATATATATTAAATAATCTTCTACCAGAAGGACTGTATGAATATTCGGACGAATGGATTGCTCGCACCGGTGGTCGTTCATATGCTAAAAGTGGTGTTGGAGGAGGGATTCTTATTGTTATTCCTGGTATTTGCGGAATAGGTATAATATCACCTCCACTTGGTAAAAACGGCAATTCTGTAAAGGGGGTGTCTGCAGGAGTTAAATTATCTCGTGTTTTAGCAAACCGTGTTTTTTCCAAATGTACTAGAAAAAAGAAAAGGAGAAAAAGGAATAGTACAGTAAAAAAATAAACTGTTACTAATATATAATGCTTCTCTCCAAAAATAAATCAAAACAACATTCTAATATTATTGGCTCATTTATTCACAGTACAGTTGGACAGTTTATAATTGGCGGCCTTACTGTAGCCGGGATAGCTTATTTTGGTAATCATGCGACAAATCCCGCGGTTGCTGGTCTGATCGGGGCTTTGCCGGTTGGTATGCCTAGTTCTGTCTTCGTGGACGATACCAAAGTGGAATCATATGCTTACAATCTAATGATGATGTCTATTCCATTAATACTGGCTACAATATTAAATTGGTATTTAATTGCCAAAATGAAATTTACTAAATATAAATCGGTTGGTATGTCAATGTTATTATTTGTAGTAATTGGGGGTATTATCACATTAGCTGCTTAAGTATTCAAAGGCGTAGAAAATACCGACGATATTTGTAAAGAATAACTTTAAATTTGAATTATAATTTACAATAGACATGAATAAGAAAATGATTAATAAAACTATAACATCCGTTCGTGAAATGGGAGACGGTATGACTGTCCTCTGTACAATTTTATTAATATTCACAACTTACATTGTGAATATTTTGGATGAAGTATCATAATTTTGTTAATTTGACGAAATCATTTTGCTGCTATTATCTGAGATTACAGATTTGTATCATCTTTTTCAACATCTATAGGCAATAGTTTTTTTTTGGTTTCATGCAGTCTCTCTTTGACATCAATAATAATGTTTTCTGTCTCTTCGCTTTGTTCGCTACTATTAGAACTTTCAGGTGTAAGAATAGAATTGGTGGCGTCTTTTTCTGTTAATCTAGAAATAAACTCACTCATATTGGTAGTAATGTTATTAATGACAACATCTTTCTTCTTTTTTATTTTTTTTAATTCCAACATTTCCTTTAATTCGACGCTTTTTATTTGTTTTTCCCTTTCCAATTCGGATATAATAGACATCCTGCGTTTGTTTTCTTCATCGATAATTGCATCTTTGCTCTTATTAAAACGCTCCAGTGCGTCTTGTTCTCTTTTTGCAATTTCTTCTGAATTTTCTTTGTATACATCAACGCCTGTTATCTCTAAAATTTGCGGTTTAATAAATGTGTAATCTTTGAATTTTGCCCCAAACTGTTTTACAATACTCAACGGTATGTTTGGCGACTGCTCAATTAATCTGTCCAGTTCTGAACGACATTTGTTTATGAATTCTAAACCACCACATGTTCTTTGCGAATAGGGTAAACTTAACTCAACTGAAATGTTTCGAGAAAATTTAGAATATGCTATGCTTGCGGCTCGATGACCTTCTAATAATTCGCTTACTCTTAAAAATTGTGCAATAGTTGTTATTAACCCAGCTGTTAAATTAAGAAACCCAATTCCCAAAGGTACATACGGTTGCCAAGATGCTGGAAATGAACTTTGTGCAAAATTAGCAGTTCCTGTTACTGTAGATATGATAATTACTGGCAACGCGAATCTTAAATTTTGAGAATTATAATTAATATATGCTCTGTCATGCATATATCTGTAGGATGCTCCAACTTCTCCCCACTCTTTAAGGATTTTTTCCTGCTGTTTGTGCCACTCCTTTTTATCTTCTGGTCTGTTTTTCAAAGTAGAACTATCTTCCATTATAAAATATACGCATAAATTATTTTACTGATTAACAACATCCCGTGATTTTCTCCCGTCATCTTCTATTTATATAAATTATTTGTTATCTGACAGTACAAATATTTGTTATCTGACAGTACAAATATTTGTTATAATCTGTGTTAAATTTTCTCCTTCCAAATTGCAAAGCATTATGTTCACATTGTGTTAATTTATCCTTTTTAAAATTCATCAAAATAAGTAATTGGAAAAATATTATTAACAAGATGACTTAAACACGAATCGATATGGTAAGTTGTAGAGAGTTAGTAGTACAGAAATGTATCTCAGTTAGCTCAGTTGGTAGAGCATCGGTCTTATGAGCCGAAGGTCAAGGGTTCGAGCCCCTTACTGAGAATCTCAATTATTCCAGTGGTAGGATATCAGGTTTTCATCCTGAAGACACGGGTTCAAGTCCCGTATTGAGAAATGGGGAGAACGGTTAGCTCTTTTAGCTCAGTTGGTAGAGCGTCCGTCTTATCAACGGTCGGTCCTGGGTTCGAGTCCCAGAAGGAGCATTGGTTGCCTTTATAGCACAGTGGTAGTGCGTCTGACTTGTAATCAGAAGGTCTCGAGTTCAATTCTCGATGAAGGCTGGTAATTTTTTGTAACATGATTATATTTCAAATACTTATCTGAAATATATATATATATGGTAACTGTTCCGCGTCGATATATTCCAAAACATCTAACTATGAAGGACAAAATAACCCAAGTGATGGAATTAAAACGATCCAGAAAAGCGTACAAGAAGGGTAAATACTATACAAGAAAAAAAATTAAATCCTTTAAGTCAAAGACATCGCCTCATATTTTAAGAGCTCGTCGTATGTATAAAATAAATAAAATTACGCCGTCCAGAAAACTTGCCAAAAAAACGAGATGTAAAGTAAAAGGATTGAAAAAAATATTTCAAAAAGGTCAGGGTGCCTATTTTTCCAGCGGCAGTCGTCCTAATCAAACGGGTCACTCGTGGGGATATGCCAGACTCGCAAGTTCGATTACAGGTGGAAAAGCATCTGCCATAGACTACAAAATATTACAACAACATTGTAGCAAGCAAAGTAAAGCTCTTAGTTTAGCGAAGAAAGTCAATGGTCAGAGAAAAGTGGAGCAAGTTAAAATTGGCGGTAAAAGAAGGATGATGAAGGAAACGATTGTGGAGTTTAAAAAAGGACCATTTCCAAAAAAATATACAGCGTTTGTAAAAAATAAACAAACGAAAAAAATACGAAAAATACACTTCGGGGACAGGCGGTATCAACAATATAAGGACCGAACTAACTTAAAATTATACAAGCACAAAAACCATTATACAAGAAAACGAATGCAAAACTATTTTAGCAGACACTCTGGTACAAAAAAACGAGGTTCGGCAATTAAAAAAGAAAAACTTAAATCAAATGGTTGCTACAACGCGAAAATTCTGAGCCACCAATATTTATGGTAGAGCAAATACTTTATTTCATAATAGTATATATAATATGAAATTTTTCAGTAACTCAATCAAAATATTAATTAATTTATTTTACCATTTATTAGCGGTTTCTTTATTTGCAGCCATATATTATTACTGCGGTATATTTAGCATTAATCACTCAGGTGATACATCCACACTATCTATATTTGATAGTTTGTATTTTAGTTTGACTACACAGACAACTATAGGTTATGGCGATATAACCCCCCACAATACCCCGACAAAAATTATAGTAATGTGTCAAATGATAATACTACTTGTGTTGGTTATTGGATTAAAAGATTTATTTATTTTATCGTCAATCATATTTTAAGATATTGTAAAAATTGAAGTTATTTTATGATTTGCTAATGAACTTAAAAATGTTAAGTGTCGCTGCCATTCTTATCCAAAAAACCTGGAGAGGGTATATATTTGCACATGCTCTCCCTCACGCGATTGCGCAAAAAAAATCACAAGAACTTTATTTGAAAAAAAAACACGACAAATTATTGCGACCACAAGATTAAGTAAATGTATCATAAAGAGTATATTTAGAAAAAATTGAACAGTTTTTCTCTACATTAATAACATCATTAAATTACCATGACTTCTCTTACTGTAAAGGAACAAGGAAAACCTCTAAGACGCGTCACCTTTAAAAATGATAACCCTGCTCTTCTCATGAAACCACCGTGTGATACTAGAATCTTCGAACTCGATGCCTCGCCGATTTCTGTATCAACTAATGTTGAGACAGAACAGACGCCTCCTCTGCGGGGTTCAAGTAATGCTTGGAGACCCAAAAGAAGAGGTCCTTGTCCTCTCAGGCACATGACTCCTGTGATTCCCACGGATGGAGAGCTACTCCAACGCAAACATGCGAACCAGTTCAAATGCACACAATCTGCTATATTGTAGAAAACTCGATAAATTTCTTCCACTATTGTTTTCCTAATACAATACTTTTTATTTAAAAAATTGAATGATAATTTACTGAGTGGTAAATATTAACTACAATCAAAATGACATCTATCTGGCAACTTTCTTGGAATGCAAAAAACTATGACGCAGAAGGGAGAATGTTGGCTGCGGCGGCATCTGAGTCTGGTAAAAATATTTTACAATCTTGGGGTCGTTCACCAATTACAAATATTGATAAGATTAAAACTGGTGATATTGTATACATTTCTTGTAGCAAGAAATGTATTGGAAAGGCCATTGTAACCCAACCATTTATGCAAACTGTACAAATTGCCAAAGACGATTTTGTTATTGACCATGGGAAGCGTCATGACAATCGATGGTACTGTCAGTTATACATCACCGAAGTATATTTCGGAGAACATTGTCTTCCACTCCGAGGAAATCAAAACACTTTCTGCAATCCCAAGAATGCTTTCTGGAAAAATATGTAAATAATTTTAATAAGGTTTTATTGACAATGAAACTTTTTTTATAACAACTTGTCAAATATAATAAAAATTGAAAATAAAATACCACAATGATAACTTTAAAAAAACTTAAATTAATTAACAATGTCTCGTAATGATTCTGTATGTCAGTTTGATAAACAGGATACAGTATCCAGTAAACTACTAGCTTATCGCAAATGGTGTCCTGGTGTCGGTATTGATGAGAAGGAACATCAATTGGAAGGTGTAAAGTGGTGTATGAGTCGGGAGTTAGTTGTCAAATCTGACCGCTTGGTGCGAGGTGGAATTATTGCTGATGAGATGGGTCTTGGAAAAACTATTCTCATGGTCGCTTGCATCCGTCATAATTTTAAAACCAACACTCTCGTTGTCCTGCCATCGGCTCTTATCAGTCAATGGGTTAGTGTTTTCCAACGGTTTCTTGGTCATACACCTTTCGTGTATCGTGGAAGCAAAGCAAAAAATATTATCGTTGATGAACTTGCGCGATTTCCAGTTGTGGTAACCACTTACGGAATGATTACTCCTACATGTCCAAACAAAGACGGTGAGACATTTATTTATTCAAAACTCCACAGTGTTAAATGGTCTCGTATTGTATTTGATGAGGCGCACCATCTTCGCAATCGAAAGACCTCTGTTCACAAGGGGGCTTGTCAACTGCAAGCTGATATCCGTTGGATGGTTACAGGTACCCCCATCAACAATAAGCTTAACGATATCTATGCGTTGTGTGAGGTTCTTGGTATCTCAAGTGAATTTACACCCAAGAAGAAGGAAATTAAGCGACTTTTTGAAATTTACCTACTGAGACGAACCAAGGAGCAGGTTGGTATTGCTTTACCACCAATTCACCACCACCTGGTTAAGGTGCCGTGGTCTTCCGAAAGTGAAGAAGAGATAGCAAAACAAATTCATTCTACTATGCGTTTTACCCGTGTCCATCACAATAATGTCGACCAGCTAATTGCGCACATGAATCGCAGTCCTTTGCAAGCATTGACTCGAGCTCGCCAAATCTGCATTTACCCACAGCTCCTCCATAAAGCTGTTCGAAAAATGAATTTGGAAAATTTATATAATTTCGAAGAAATTATGACTAGCAGTAAAATTACGGCTGTCGTAAATCAGGTAGTTGGAAATCGCGATACTGGTAAAAGGAAGCTTATATTCTCTCACTATTGTGGTGAAATTGAAATATTAAAAAATAAGATTCTCGATGTCGGGATGACTGTTCAGACCATCGACGGTCAAACCAAGAATCGCGACAAAAAGCTAAGGGTAATGTCGGTAGTGTCCGAATCGCAGTTTTACTCTGTATGTAAAACATGGATGGAGTTACCGCGGGAAATGTTTGATATTATCAACCGCTTCCTCGCGCCAGAAGTCATGATTGTGCAAATTCAAACGGCATGCGAAGGTCTGAACATGCAACACTTCCAAGAGATATACTTCACATCTCCTCATTGGAATCCCGCTATTGAAGACCAGGCGATAGCTCGCGCCCATCGTATTGGACAAGAGAAATCCGTTGATGTGTACCGATTTGTAATGGACGATTTTGGAGATGGTTCGATTAGTTTTGAGCAGTACTGTTCAAAAATACAAGAAAAAAAACGCGAAGTCATGAAGATTATGGTATAAAATTTTATTCTCAGATAAAGTTATTTTTTATATATGGTTCTGAAGAGAAAACAAATGTTTTTTGACAAAATGCAATTTCTCTCCAATGTTCTTCCTTATCATGTTAAATAGCTACAATCCTTCAACACTCTTTACTAAATGTGTGTAAATTTGTTTATTAAATAAAAAATTTTATAAAATTTTATAAAATTTATAAATTAATAATTTTACATATCATATCCCATATCGGCGTGTTCCTTAGTGATATTTTCAGAAAGGAACTTGGCTTTCAATGTGTAAATTGCATGCTGGCGATTCATGGCATCTCGGATTTGATTTGCCGCATCAAACGCCTCCCATCTCTTGAATCTAATGGCTGCCTGTGCGTTACTCCGCGCTTGCAAACGACCTCTGCGAGTTGAATCATAATTAATCCATTGATTAGGGCGAACTGTGCATTTGGTACCTGCCAATGACGACTCGAAGTGACAAGCCAATCCGAGAGGGTCTTCTTCCTGACTCTCTACTGGAAATTCAACTGTTTCGGTAATACCATTCGAGACAGGAAGACTACAAGATGCACCAGAGAAGATTCTGTCTGGATATTGAACATTGACCCATGAACCACCGTATGTTCCGCTTTCGATATACTGCCACTCACAACTATCAATCCATCTGTTAATATTATCGATGAGTTGTTCATTTTCAGTTTCAGGACCAGTAGACTCTGTGAGAGGAATGCATTGTTGATATTTAATAAGCTCGTCTGCCTTAAATGTTTCAAAGAAGCATTCGCGCGCCTTCTTGGCATTATATCCCACATTAAATTCCTTGTTTCTCAGAGAAATATATTCCTTTGCCCCAGGGATTTCACACGGCGGGACGATTCCTCTTGGTGTGAGCTGTGTGAGACGGAGTGAGAGACTTGCTTTACTGGTTGGCATGTTTGAATGTAATATGAACTGAAGATAATAACATGCCTTTGCATGTTTTCAATTTTTTTAATAACTGGAATGATTTTGACACATTAAAAATATACGAATCTGTAAGGAAGAAGTCTTTACCGAGATTCGTATAAACAACAATGTACAATGTTTTCGATTACCTTGCTCCGAGTCTTCGACCTTGACCAGAGAAAGGGACAAATTGTTTTGAAACAGGATTTCTCATACTTTTTAATTTCGCTTCGCGACTTGTAATTTTGGTTGGTTCCACATAATCCAAAGGTTGTTCAAAATCAATGTTAATATCTGTATTCACAATGCTTATTATTTCTGCTGGACCAGCTTCAACAATATCTATAAGATAAAGTTTACCTAGTTCCTTGTGATAAATTTCTATTGTTTGTCCCTGTGATACTACTGGGTACTCACTGCTCATTATTCTCTCTAATACTGCTTTCGGATTGGAAAGCTTAATAAATTCTGTTTTATGAGGGCGGAGTTTCATATATTGTCCCTGTACTGGACAAACTTTTTCTATTTCCACAGTGCTTCCCTCTGCAACACCAATCGTGTTCATAATATGATAAGGGATGTGACAGATTCCTGGTGGAGCTGAAAATTCTTGCACACCGCACACTATTCCATACTGCAATTCTTTATTACTAATTTTAAAGAACATAATGTCTGTATTTTCCAGTTCTTCATTTTGGTTAAGCTTGTAGAGAATGCTGGGTGGAAGTAGAATTTTATTACTGTGTTTTAGTTTCTCAGTTAGTTCTTCTGACTGGGTGCTGCATGTGAAACTAAAACAGGTAAGTTCTTGTTTGAATGACATTTGGTTTCTGGAGAGGTTTAATACTTTTAAATTTATTAATTATATTTTCAATTTATTAATAGTGTTTGGTTATTTACCGAACTCTATTTTAATATTTATTAACGCGTGTTTTTAACTTTATATAACGACTCTTTTAAAAAAAACTTGTCACAATGAATGTGGTTGAACCGCATAATACTGCTCCCCATACCGTATCCATTATGGCTAAAGGCAAAGAATAATTGTTAAGGATTGCATGGTTGGTAAAATCAAAAACCCCGTATGTGACTAATCCAAAAAATGCACCTTCTCTTGATGTTTTATTTGGACCAATTACAAAGTAATATAACCCTGTTATTAACATGATATATACGATGAATGCGGAATACATTCTAAATTTAATGTCGCTTCCTTGTATTTTTTTAACCGCGTGGCTATAAAATGGACCTCCTATAAATTTGAGGTATATTGCGTCAATTGCTAATAAAATTACGGATGTTAGTATGAATTGTATTGGTCTAATCTTCATTTATATAAGTATTTGATATTTAAATTATAAAAAATTTGGATAAGGTTTTGATGGTGCTAACATTCCTCCACCCGCTCCAAATACAAACCTTATTATAGTATATGATAATATTCCTATTAAAACGGAGAATATTGTTGTTATAAATACTTTGTGTGGTCTGTCAGGAAACCCTTTTGTATATTTGTTTTCATCTACTATTTTTCTTACTTCAATCGTTAATACAGTTGTAATTCCTACTAATATTGCATTTAATATAAAGGCTCTTGCCATTGTTGTTCCGCGAAAATTTATTAAAGGTTTAAATACCATTAATAAATCAATAGAAAAAAATGTTGCCTACTCTGGGTCTTGAATCCGAACCATCGACCAGATTGGGGAAATAGGCTTATATGTTTATGCTTATAGTTTATGCTTATAGTTTATGCTTATATGTTTATGCTTTATGCATCGACGCGTATTCTTCTGCAAACTCTAGCATCATCTCGCCCCACAACTGATGCATATTCGACTCAGCCTCCATTGGTCGCATTTTTTGTGACGAACATTGATCCACATTCATTCTCACACAAAGAAACCATTTTCCGTCTTGGCTTTTAAACCCTGAACTAGTAAATGTATAAGGTACTTGTCTAACAAATTCGATTGCTTTTGGGTCAGCATTCAACTTAATACGACGAATTCCATAACCCCATCTTGCACCATCAATTCCTTCAGTGAGTTGTTGGTAAATTGGATTTGTCTTGGTGGATACTTTGAGTGTCGACATATTTGAGTTATTTTTTGGGATTTGATGCATTTCTTTTATATAATAGTTATCATTTCAATTTTTTATCTAAATATATTTTTTTTTATATTAATTCTCGCTCCGGGACGGGATTGAACCGCCGACCTCTCGATTAACAGTCGAGCGCTCTGACCAACTGAGCTACCAGAGCATCATTCTGACACACTATACTTCGTTGTATTTTCTTTAAGTTGTTTTTATGAGTGTTTTTATCTGATTTATTTTATAAAAAAAGTTATTGAAACACGGCCTGTCAATTTTATTGTTATCTCGATGTTAATTATTCTGATGTTTTTTCTTCATCTTCGATTTCATCTTCGATTTGTTCCGTGACCAGAGTAGGACAATCAAATAATGCTCTTGGTCCCAATGCTTCTTCATCAGCAGACTCCTGACCAAATATAAACATCGGAGACTGGGTCCGACCTCGATATTGTCTTTCTGGTACCATGACTGTTCTTCTTGATTCTATCGTTGTAAAATTTAACAATGGAATCTCTGTATTAGTTAAAATATTGTCTTCCTCTGTTTCTTCCTCGGCGTCTTCCTCTGCGTCTTCCTCTGCGTCTTCCTCTGTTTCTTCCTCGGCGTCTTCCTCTGTTTCTTCCTCTGTTTCTTCGTAATCAGAGTATTCTTCCATCTCGACTGCTGTCTCAGTTTCTTCTTCTGTCGAGGCAGTTGGTGGGACTGGTATAAGTAACTCGTCCCATTCTTTTCTGTTTTTTTTCATTAATTCTAAAGAACGACTTTGCAATTCCATGGCATATTTTAAATTTCTGTCATTAGCCAATGTTTCGCAACACGCTGACCTTGTTTGCTGTAATAGAGACCGCATTCTTATTTGACGATTCAAAAGAGAATTTGTGTCATACTCTAAATTTTTTAGTTTACATTTATTTTTATGAACTTTATATTTTAAGCGTCTCATATATCCGTAAGCTACTACTATTTCGTCTTGGATTTCCTCTAATTCAATTGCTCTTTCTTCGACTACAGTATTGGACAATAGGGTACTTCTGCATAAAGCACAAGTTTCTTTTCTACCCAACCATTTAAAGAAACAACTACTACAAAACGCATGATTGCATGGTGTCATTACCGTATTTTTATTATTTAAATCTGTATAGCAAATTCCACATTTTGTTTCATCGTCCGTTGTTTGCTCGACAGTTGTTTGCGTCTCACAATCTTTACTTGCAACTTGAGTTTCATTAAATGCTAGAGTGTCCATCTTTTTAATTTTATATAAGTTCTAAATTTCTGTTCAATTTATTATCAATCTGCTTTATTTAATATCTAAACAACATTTTACACCTTTGTGGTCAGTGTTTAAAGCATTTCCAAAAATGCTTGCGCTACATATTTCAATATCTTCTCCCTTGAACCATATATAATCTATACACGATTGTGGGTTTAACGCAGGCCATGTCTTAATATCTTTGTTATGTTTTTCTTTTATAACGCTTTTGAAACCATTATCGGTTAAATATTTATAAACTGTTGATGTTGGAGATGCATTAAAATCACCCGCTAAAATCAGAATATCATGTGGTGTTTTTTTTGTAAATGATATAATTTTCATTAACTCTTTATAGCCTTTTGTATCACTGGCTTCGTTTAAATGCAAGTTACATAATAGAATTTTCTTATTATTAAATATGAATTGTGAATATTGAAATAATCTACCTACAAATTTTGATTTTACAACAGTTTTGATTTTTTTATTTACTATAACCATCATGCCCAAAAATGTATATCCGCATATTAAAAATATTGGTATAATAGTAACAAACAAAAAACACCACACTATTGGAAATTCGAAATAAAGGTATTGGAATGTATTGCCAAAATGAGAGAAAGTCCAACTTACAAGGCCAAAAAATTTATCCATCATAAATTTTAAAATATATTGAATTTCTAATTGTTTTTTTGGGAAGTAAGAAGTTACTTTGTCAATTGTAGTTTTTATTTCATCTGAAAATGTGTAATGTGGTGTACAATTTACTAATGGTGATTTTAAACAATCAAAAATAGCATCGATACTTTTAACAAGCGGTATGGTTGCTTCTTGTAACACAATTATGTCATTGCTTTCAATCTCTTTTTCTAAAACTTTATTTATAGATTTTATTCGTTCATACCAATTATCATAAAAAAAATTTAGATTCCATGTTAAAATTTTTAATTTCATTGGTAAAATAGATTAATAAAATATAAATAAGGAAAATTCGCACAAATTAAAAGTGTGTTGATTATTTTGATGGGTAATAATTATGATATTGAAAGCTATTGCGAATTAGGATATTTAATCTAAGGGGTTCATGACCAAGTAGGCAGCACCATATGTCTTTGTGTTTGGAGATGGTATGATGCTTGGAATAGGAGCACTGGCGTTACGTTCTGATTGAGTAAATTGAGGTTGCATACCAGAACACGCTCGCATTACTGCCTGTGAACACATGCGCAATCCTTCTCCACCGCGTGTTGGAGTACTATCCGTTGTCAGTGACAGAGATGCACTAAATCCATAACTTGTTCCAGTTGTAATTGCATCCTGATTTGCCCCTGCATAAATACAGACAATTCCTTCTGACCGCGCTGCTGTAACGGCTGCATTCAAATCTATTGATGTTAATGGTTGCGATTTGTTATCATCTCCGTCTGTATGCAATTCAAATATACCTTTAATTGTTGTATCGGGATTTTCGGATTTTATTTTTTTGACTGTTTTGCGGAGTCGAGCGAGATCTTCAATTGCTGTAGCATAGAGACGCGTTAGACCACGAGGCTCAACAAGATTTACTGCTTCATCTTCTGTTAGAACTACATCGTGGATATCTACATTTTTGAATGGATATTCGACCTTGTCATCAAATGTGGTAAGCGAGTATGTAATTTTTACATTATTATCTTTAGAATTTTGTTGGTGTTCAATAATTGAAGTATACAATGACTGTGCTGCCGATCCTTGAAAACTGGACATAGAACCGCTACGGTCGCGCGTTGACTGTATGATTGCAATGGAAGTGGGGCGAACTGTATTATCTTTACACAGCTTGACAACTCCTAAACAGGAAAGTTTCTTATTGGTTGGTTGAGGACTTGACATTTTGATTTCCGATGATACCTATTTGATATTGTCAATTATCAAATTCAATTTTAATTTGATAATTATAGTTCTTAAAACATAATTAACGACGGTGCTTTTTGGTTTTTCTTTTGGTTTTTCTGTTGGTTTTTCTTTTGGTTTTTCTGTTGGTTTTTTTAGTTTTAGTTTTGTGTTTGCTTGTTTTTCTTTTGGTTTTTCTTTTGTGTTTACGTTTGTGTTTACGGGTTTTTCTTCCTCCTTTTCCAAAAGTTTTTGTGTGGTCTGTATCGGTAATGTCTTTTCCATGATAGTTCCCTAAGCTTTGCATCGTCAAACCAGAAGGAGTTTTATACAATCTAGTTTTTGCTCCGGTTTTACCCACTTTTTCAGCTAAGTGCGGGTGAGTCCTCATGAGATCTTCATGAGCTGCTCTGACACTTTCTATGCTATTCGCAATATCAGTATGGGCTTTTGATATCTTGTAGAATGGGATATTTCGAAGTTGAGGTGCTGTGATTTTTAAAACAGCTTCGGCTTGGTGACGATGATGCTTTGATGATCCTCGTCTTAAAAATCTATCGGCGAGTGTGCCGTTTTTTTTTTTGGAATATAGTTGCCTTAAATTTGCTAAGTCTTGGCGACTCGCACCCAACATATTTATTTCATCTTCTAGTGGCTGTAATGCCTGGAGGTCGGCGTGGGGTAATCTCACTGGCGCTCGTGCTGCTGGTGCTGCTGCTGGTGCTGCTGGTCCTGCTGCTGCTGGTCCTGCTGCTGCTGGTCCTGCTGCTGGTAACACGCCTCGCTCGTTACCATGTTCTGCTGTTACATCAATTCGTTTCATTTCTACATCCATTATATAATTAATTTAGAAAATAATTAATGAAAATGGTTTTAACGCATCATGGCATATAATATTAAGAAATATGTTTGGTTTTTTTGGTAATACGGCTCCTGAACCACCTCCCCCAGAACCTAATATTTTACTATATCTATTTTTATTTTGGATTGTGATTAAGTTTATTGATAAACACAAATCAACAGGAAAAAATACAAGAAAAGTTAAGGAATGGAGAGAAGAAACTGTATCTTCACCACTAGATGATGTCGTGGGTCTAGAAGGCGTGAAAGAAGAGATTAAATATTATATGGATTTTATTAATAACGAAAGCAAGTATGCTAAATGGGGAGTTAAATTGCCCAAAGGGATTCTTTTGGCTGGTCCTCCGGGAACGGGAAAGACTTTGCTGGTTAAAACAATGGCTAAAACCCTTGATATACCCATCATTAGTGAAGCGGGGAGTTCATTTGTTGAAATGTATGTGGGTGTTGGGGCTAAGAGAGTGCGCGAACTGTTTAAAAAAGCTAAAGGTAAAGGTAGATGCATTATTTTTATTGACGAATTAGATGCGGTGGGTAGTAAGAGAAATCTTGAAAACAATTCAGAAAGAGCTTCCACTCTCAATCAGTTATTAGTTGAAATGGACGGCTTTGACATGTGTGATGGTATTATGGTTTTTGCAGCAACCAACCTAGTTAAATATCTCGACCCTGCTTTATTGCGCTCTGGGCGATTTGATAAAAAAATATATTTTGATCATCCTAATTTCTCAGAAAGAAAATCTATGTTTGAAATGTATCTTAAAGACATGCCTACTGAATTATCCTATGCTATATTATCTGACCGTACTGCTGGTATGACTGGCGCAGATATCGCTAATATTGCCAATCAATCTAAAATTAACGCTATTCAACGCGGGCAAGAAGAGGTTGGATTAACAGACAGCGATATCCAAATTGCAATTGATGAAGTTATGATTGGTAGGGAAAAACGCGAGCGAATTATGAGTGATGAAGAAAAAGAACGCGTTTCTTATCACGAAGCAGGACACGCTCTTATGGGATACATATTGAAAGACTCCGAACCTCCTGTGAAAGTCAGCATTATTCCACGCGGAGAAGCTGCTTTGGGATTCTCCCAACCCAAACCTGTAAATAAAAAATTACATACAAGTAAAGCTGTATTGGCGCAAATTAGCGTGCTATTGGGTGGCAGAGTGGCAGAAAAACTTATTTATGGAGATGTATCTACTGGTGCTGCGGATGACATTGAAAAGATATCCAACCTTGTCAGATTATATAATACTAGTTGGGGAATGAGTAAAGAAATTGGTCCACTTAATCCACAATATATGGGAGTTATTGGAGAGAATATTACTAACTCTGTGTTTTCACAATGTAAAGTTATGGTCGATGAAATAGAAGACTTTACATTTTCTGTTCTAAAGAAACATAAAAAATTAATTGTATCGATGGCGAAGGATTTATTAAAGAACGAGACCATTGTTTATGATAGAATTAAAGAACTATTACCATGCAGGTTGGAAAATAGTTTGGAGTGTCAGATAGCTTAGCTTTCATCCCCCAATTATTTTAACATATCGAATTCCGATAGAAGACCCGACCGCTGTTATTAAAGCCAAATCGCGCCATTCTAAATTCCCGTATCTGTCTCTGCAAGTCATATTCCCGAGTAAATTTGCCGACATCGCACCAGCACCTGCAAAAAAGGCAGTTACTAACATTTCAGACCATGTACCATCTCTCATTATAACTATTAATAATTACTTGTTTTTAAATTATTGTTTGTTTGATGCACCTTTGTAGACCCGTGTTCTATACCATAATGCCACCACTGAGTCCCATTGCCTTTTTTAATCTTTCCATACTCGTTATTTTTTACAAACACTACTTCGTTTTTCATCAAATTAACTGCATAAATGTTATGTGGTCCTGTCATTTTAAATAAGTAAGACAGTCTGTAAGCCCATACATCACCATCTTCATAGCGCACAACTACTTGGTTTTCTCCGAGGACTGCGTCGACAACTATTTTAATTACACAACAGTTGTATGTTTTTTTATCTCCGCGCCAATATATTTGTATATGGTCTCCAACTTTTAACTCTGGTGCTTGATTATTGTTAGCATATTCAATACCAAAATAATCAAGAGTTTTCATGAATGTTTTTAGTTCAAATGTACAAATCGTTTGTTTTTTAATGAAATCTCGCAACTCGTATGGGTCTCCACCATTGCGAGACCAGTTTAAAATATTATCAAAGAACATTGGGGATCTGTCTATGAAAATGTACCCGTTACAGTCTCTCATGGTCTTGCGACCATCGTCACGCCATTTATCTGAAAATAGTTGGGCAAAGAATGGGCTGATGTTACTGAGTGTTCGTTGGATAGTATGAAATACTTTGCCACCGACATTTATACTGACAAATCTGTCTTCACCACTGTCTCTAACCGCTGCGTTTATTGAGTCCTGTCTTTTGTTGAGGATGTCGGTGAAATGTTTGTAATGTTTTTCTTGTTCTTCGATCTTCTCGTTTAATCGTAACCTCTCAACCCTCAACAACTCAAGCTGAACTTCTATTTTTTTTTCATCAATGCTAATATTTTGTTGCAATGTCAGTAAATGTTTTTCTCTGTCAAGTAGATGCTGGCCGATTTCAGCTTTCCTATTTATCATCTCTGTATTGACCCTAAACTCAATCTCCTTCTCAATACAATCTGATAGCATAGTAGAGCTCATAGTTATTAGTTTATCATTAATAAAAGTATATTTTCAATTTTAGTATCCTAGATTGGAGAGAAATGGTAAATTAATTGGTTGAGCACAACATTAAACAGTGTGTATTTAATTTAACCCCAATTGAGCATTCTTTGTTACGGTTCATTAGCCATTATATATTCACCAATCCTCTAATAACTAACCCCAAGCAATCTACAATCATAAGCAATATACAATCTGCGCCAATCTACCCGCACCAACACGCCAATCTACCCGCACCAACACGCCAATCTACCCGCACCAACACGCCAATCTACCCGCACCAACACGCCAATCTACCCCGTAACCCTAACCAATCTACCCC